AAGGAACATTATCAGTATATTTTATTAAAAAATCCTGCTCATCAGAATATAATAAATCTTTATTTAAACATAATGCTTGAAACAATTTAACATATACAATATTTTCATATTCTAACCTTTGTGCTAGTGCTTTAATTAATTCTAATCTATGCGTAGGTATTTTATATACATTATTTATTGATTTAATTATAATGTAGTTAATAAATTCGTAAATAATAATACTAACTAATTTTGCAATTCTTAGACTTATAATAAGCGGTCTAATAAATATCATAATTATTAATTTAATAGTATATTAAGTATTAAGTATTTATATATAATAATTACTTAATACTTTTTTCCGTATTATTTTTTATGAATTCAAATTTTCTATGAATTCAAATTTTCTATAAATTCAAATTTTCTATAAATAATTTAACATTATGAAACATCTTTTTAAACATTAATCCTATAATATTACTCATATAATTAGGTATATCATCTGTCATTGTTATTTGAAAATCTATAGAAAATTTAAGATTAACAATATTTTCATTATTTTCATTACTTAAAGTAATAATGGTTTTTCCAAAGTTAAACGTTAATGCTTCATAATTGTTATTATCTAAATGTAATGTTTTTAAATAATCTTCTATTAAATCTTTATGTTCATATATTAAATCCTTATTATAATAAGTAATACTATTATTCAACTTATTCAAATATTTTGTAGATCTAAATAAAATATATTTTTTCTTAATACCAACTTCCTTTGCAATTTGTTTCATTACTATGCATATATCCGTTTCTAAACTATCTACACTATCTAGACTATTCAATATATGAATCTTTTCAATTAAGTCTACATTTACCTTTTCGAGTAAATTATATAATTGTGTGGTCAAAAGTAAATCGCTATTTACTTTTCTAGTATCCAAATTATTTAACTCAAATTGTAAATTAAATACACTAGCATTTGATAAAGGCATTCTTATTTCGCTTAATAAAATATTTCCTTTATTACATAGCATTTTAGGTTGAAACTGATTTTCCTCACAATATTTCATTATAACTTTAGTTATGATTATATATTTAAATATAATTTTAACTTATTAATAAGATAATATTTAAATAATATTTAAAAATAATAATATAATTTTAACTTATTAATAAGATAATATTTAAAAATAATAATATAATATTTTAAAATTATTTAAAAATAATGTTATAATATATTTAATTATAATATTTTATAATATAATGGTATTAATGTACACTATTGCTGTTATTAAAGATAGGACAACCATTTATAAGAAAGTGCCCTATGATTGCTTGTCTTATAAACAAAAATTGCATAATGGCATTCTTAAATATAATACTAATACTAATATTAAAAGTTCGATTATTAAAGTAAAACCCATTGAATTGAAAACAGATATTTAAACTTTTAAATATCCTAATAAATCAATTAATGATTTGGTTTTCGGAATTAATGGCTTTTGTTTAATTTTTCTTGCTCTCAATTTATGTATAAACCAAGTATGTGGATTATTCATTGTTGGGTCAATTTGTAAATTTATACTAATAACTTGCGACCTACAATAGTTGCTACAACACAAACAATCAAATCCAAAATATAAAGTGCAGGTTTCACCTATTTGCTTATTACAAAAATCACAAGTAAATTCCATATGTTAGCACCTTAGTTTTAAATATATTTATAAAATTATTTTATAAATATATTTAATATTCTCTCTTTATTCTTTTTTTAATTCTCTATTTTTTAAGATATAGCGCTTCAAATATCTAAGCTCACAATATTTTTGTCACTCCTTTGCTTCCGTTTAGATTTAGTAGGGATTTTACCGCTCATCAAATCTTTTAAGTCTTCAACACTAATTGTGCTCGCCTCATTGTTCTTAGTTTCATTTACATCTATTTGTTTGGTTTTTAGTCCGCTTAATAGTGAGGCAATATTTTGGTTTGATTGTGGCACTGTCGAGGGCCCTTTCATTTCGGGGCGTTTTATACGTTCTTCGTCATATGGATTGCCCTCATTATTGCCCAAACTAGAACCCCGTGCTGCGTTAATGTCGGGGCGATTTACAATATTAGGCATTCTTTGGCTGCGGTCCGGTAATTTTGTTTCAATGGGTGCAGGCGGAGGCCCAGAATTTATATTTGGAGGCATTGAAGCTCCAAAGCCGGGATTAGCCCCACTTCCACCATTATTAAATAGTCCATTCATAAATCCGCCTAGACCCGGTTTTGTTTGTCCCATAGTATTAACCGCCGCTTGAGTAAATTGCCTCATTAGCTCCGGATTTTGACGCATAATATCATCCATACCAGGCATAGAAGATTTGAACAACGTATTAGACATATGAACCATCATAGCAGAACCGCCTAGCTGAAATAATAATTTTAACTCGGGAGACATTTTAGCTTTCGATTTATATTTTTCGTGCAATTCAGCAAAAATATCATCATATTCGTCAATATTCTCATTTATTTGCTCACCCCAGCCATCTAATTTAATGTCAAAAGGGTCGAATTTAGTATTTAAAAATTCTAAACCAGTAATACACGCCATCATCATTTTTCCTTGAAATTTAATAGCATTTGTTCTCTCTTTTTCCGCAATAATAGTTTCATATTCACCTATCATTTCATTTAAATCAGAGTCCATATTGTAACGCTTGCTTAGCGATACGCCTTTCTTTTCTAATTCATCTAGCTTTCGCAAATATTTGAATTTTTCTTTTAATTCCTCTTCTTTTGTTAATTCGGGTTTTTGCTGTGTTTTGTCCAGATTAACAGGAATATTATTAAATTTGCCAAAACCATCCCACGTTTTATTTTCATTCATATTTGCTGTAGATTTTCCAAGGTTTATATTATCGGAGTCATTATTCTTTGTAACAGGCTTAATATGAGCACCGTTATTTTTGGAACCACCAAAAAGGTCACCAAAAATAGATTTTTTTTGCGCGCTTCCGGAGCCAGACTCTTGCTTATATTTAATTTCTTTACTTGTGCTAGCATTGTCAGCACTAGCACTAGCACTAGCACTAGCACTAGCACTAGCACCCTCATTGCTAACTTTTGCACTATTAGCACTTTCCTTAGTCGATTGATGATAGTCAGTAGTATCAGAGAGCTCATTTAATTCATTTTCTAAATTTGTAATGTCTTCAATGTCGATAGATGATGAGAACTTTTTATCACCTTTATTTTTTTCATTCATCAATAATTCTATGCCACCTCCAAAATTAGCAGATTTTCTAGTTGAACTAAGTTCTTCAATGCGGTCTTCGTAAGGTTCGCTAATTTTAAATTCAGGCAATTGAATATCTTCTATATTTAAAAAATCGGGCTCAATTTCAACAATATTCATGTAATCTATTATGTTTTAAATAGAAGATTAATTTTTAAATACTCCGCAATATATAATATATATTGTATTATATAGATTGTATAAACTATAATAATTATAGTTTAATGCTTTCTTGTTTATTATCCAAATAATAAATTCCTTGAAGCAAGCAATCCGCTAAATCGTCTTTCTTTGAATGCTTGGTAAAATAAGTAAGCTCAGGCAACATATTTTTGTTTTCCAATAATTGTTTTGTATATAGTATGCTTAGTTTTTTTCTCTCGTTATAGGAAATCTTTTTATCTTTATCTAGCTTATCTAGTTCTTTATCTTTATTTAAAAAGGCTTTTAATTTATTTGTTGCAGAAATGAATACTATATTATGGTTATTACAATCAATAAAATATTGAGAAATCATACCTTGTAGCGACTTCATTCTATTAGCAATAGGACTAATTTGATTTTCGATTATAATTTGGTCTATACTAGTAAGGTCGTAACTATTAAACAGTTCATTGAGTTCGTTTTTAAGACTTATACCCAAATCAATGAGATTTACATTATTAGCATTTATTGTTTCAATAGTCTCAAAGCAAGTGGTGTTTGCATATTCTTCTATTGTTTTTATTAAGCTAGATTTATTTATAGGTTTTTCTACTTTTAAATCGTATTTTTCTAGTAATGTTGAGAGATTTGCTAGTGATTGTTTATGTAAAGTTTTTATATTAAATAGCGGTAGGCTATATTCGGTCTTCTTTGTGTGATTTTTGCAATAAAAAGTATCATTTTTATGAAAACAAGCCTGTTTAGAGCACGTATTAGTTGAGCATGGAATAAACTTATTGCACAGGTTTATAACATCCCATTTAATAATAGTAAAATCTTGCGAGCCAGTTACAATAGTGTTTTTATCTAAATTAGCATTCGCATTAGTAACCTCTAAAATAACATAAGCCAAATTTTTAATACCAATATCAATACTTAAAATTTTCATAGTATTATTATATTAATAATGTTATTATATTAATAGAATAGAGTTTTTATATTAATATAAATTAATGTATGTTTAGCTTAAAATTAATGCTAGTCATATAATTTGTTGCCATTCCTTTAAATCGTTTTCTTATATACTATTTAACGTAATGCTGCTTTACATATGTTATATTGTATTCTATTTAAATAATAGATTATTAGCGCATATATTAAAGACCCAATATATAGACCCATTACATATCCGGAATCTTTTCTAAATAGGCCAAGCATTAAGCCAGCAAAATTAAAAAACACTAACAGTGCTCCAAATATTCCAAAAACATAAAATAACATACAATAATTTTTGCCTAACGGCGCCATCAAACTATTGAAAAAATTCATTTTATAATAATAATATAATAAAAATTTAATAGTTTAATATTTTAATATTTTAATATTTAAATAGTTTAAATAATTTAAATAATTTAAATAATTTAATAATTTTATTTTTATTAAATTATTGTTTCTAACTTATAAAGCTATTAGCGCAATGTTACAATACATATAGAATAATAAATTCTTAATGTGTAATACATTAATATGTTACTTAAGAAAGACATAAAATATGCCCCCATTGCATAGCCCGAACGTTTTTTAAATAATCCCATTATAAGACCACCTAGAGCAAATAAGGCCAACAATAACGTTAATAATCCTAAATAATAAAAGAACATACAATGATCTTTGCTTAGCGGAGACATCAAACTATCGAAAAAGTTCATTTTATAATAATAATATAATAAAATATTTTATAATTATAAAATAAATCATAAATAAATAAACAATTAAATAATTAATTAAACAAATAATTAATTATTTTTATGAATCATAAATAAATAATTAATAAATAAATAAATTAATTAATTAGGTTTTATAACATATTTTGTAACATGCTTTTGAGAGTCTAGCTTTTGCCTAGATAAATATAAATCTTTTAAATCACTTGTTTCATAACCATATGGTCTAATATTTGATAATGTATGTTCAAATATATATGGAGTAGCTTTATTTATTTCTAAACTTGCTTTACTATAATACGGACACACACTGCATTCATTGCACGAATGTAATTGATTATTACTTATAATAGATTGCGCATTAACTTGTAAATAATGCCTATAGTCGCTATTAGTTTTAATATTATTATTTCGTTTAAGCATTTCGTCGTTTAATACTGACGAATAATAATCGCTAAATAGTCTAGTATCATCCATTAAAGGCGGAAAATTCGTATTTATATTATTTGTACCCTTAGAACACGAACCATAAGACATATTATTATTATTATATATAATTAAAATTATTATATTTTATAATTAAATTATTTATTATTTAATTAACGTTTATTGTTTTAATAAATAATAAACGTTATGTTTGTTTGTTTGTTTATGCGTTTTGTATAATTTTTATTAAATCTGCTTTTTTCATTTTTTGTGCTGTTTCATTGTCTATTAAATTTCTAGTAACAGCTATTGTTTTTAAATCATCCACTTTCATTTTTGAATAATTTTTCTTAGTAACTCCGCTATCAACAACATCAATAGCAACATCAGTTTCTTGATCAGGAATTTCTATAGTATTTAAATTAATAATTTTCGAATTAGTGTTTAAATCTATATTAAATGTATCTAAATTTACTGGCAAATTTTTAATAAATGTTTCATCGTCGCTATTTGAAAAATAAGGTTTATTTAAATCAATCTCTTCAAAATCTCCTAAATCTTTTAGATTTTGTTCAAACTCTTTTTTAGTTAATATTAATAGTTTTTCTAAAGAAGCTTCTTCTAAAGAGTCTTCTTTTTCATTTGGTTCGTCATTTGTTTCGTTATTTGCTTCCTTATCATCGTCTGCTTCGCTTACATCGTTTGCTTCGCTTACATCATCTTCGTCATCATCGTTTGCTTCGCTTACATCTTCGTCATCTTCGTCATCATCGTCATCATCTTCGTCATCATCGTTTGCTTCGTCATCTTCGTCATCTTCGTCATCTTCGTCATCTTCTTCATCTTCTTCGTCATCATCCTTTGCTTTGCTTAGGTTTGCTTTGCTTATGTTTGCTTTGCTTATATGCGAATTTGTATTATTATTTACTATATATTCATTTTCAGAATACTCATCTTCAGACACATATATTTTATCGCCTAAATTAATTTTTTTTATTTGCTTAGTCTCTTCATTTTCAAATTTATTTTTACTATATAAAGAATTAATGCTTTGCATTTGAATATTGTAATTTAAAATAAAGCTTTGTAATATTTTCCCGTGCTCAATTACGCTTCGCTCTAATAGATTAATTCTACGGTAGCTATATAACATAATTGAACCGCATACTAATAATATAATACCAAATGTTAATAAAAAACTAGAACCTACGAATTTAAATAAGAGTGACATTATTATTAATGTTTAACTATATTATTTTAAGTATTGTTTAACGAATAAATATTATTTATTTGTATTTATTTGTATTTATTTGTATTTATTTGTTATTTTATTTCATATTTGTTATAATATTATCAGGATATTCTAAATCTTTTAGAACTTTTAATGCCCCTTTAACCTTAGAAATACCCTTTTTAATTTTATACGTATACTCAAAGTCATCTCCGCTTGCATTTGTTTTAACATTCATATAAAAATTATTGTTTTGCTTAGTTAATTTTTTGCATAATTTATTATAGTGCGTAGTTAACATATAATCAATATTTTTCAATTTATTTAAATGGTTTAAGTATCCATAAGCACTAGTTATTGCCTCATCTGGATTAGTTCCACTATAAAGCT